CCCTTACGGGTGGTAATTTTGAGTTTAGGGTTACTATTACGGTTACTGTTTAGGGTTACTACTTTAATGAGTTTAGGGTTACTTTTAGGGTTACTTTTTCGGTTTTTAGAGGGTACACCCGAAATAGGAAAAAGGGTTGCCAATGTAAATAAGTGCCGTTTTTTGCTGTTTTCAGATAGGAAAAACGACATTTATTTGTTGGCATACATTATATATATAAGCATGAAACCTTTGATTTTCAGCGATTTTACGCTCTGGTATCCTGAAATAGCCTTCCAAAGAGTGTGCGTGCGCCGTGTTTGGGAGGCGGCTGCGTGTATCGTGTGAAATGCGCCTATGTGTTGATGCCTGAGTGTGGAAGGCTTATTCGAGGCTGACAGATCCGACCACAAGTGCGATGCCTGTGATTTCATCCAGCGGAATATCGAATGGAGGGTAGTCCTTGTTGTCGGATATGGCAGTGAGGCAGTTTTTCTGCTTGCTTGGCATAAGACGTTTGACAAGAATGCCTTGCTCGCGAGTGGCAATGACGTGGCACTTGTTCCACTGAAGGAACTTTCGATCGGTGAGGATGGTGCAGGCTATGATGTCTCCGGGATTGAAATGAGGGTGCATGGATAGTCCGGATATTTCGATCATGAAATCGACTCGGCTGTAGCGGAATTTCGGGATGACATAGTAATCCTTGACATCCTGTTCTGCGATGGCAAAGTCACAGTTGCCAAAACCAGCTGCTGCGGTTTCCGTGACCAACGGGATTGGCTTCATGGTCTGCTTTTCTTTTTGGGAAATTGAAACAGCGACGGCTTCGGGTGCATGGGCGGTGCCAGGTGTGTCGGCAGATGCGTCATCAGAAGTAGCAGGTAGCTCAGAAGGGGTTGATTCTTTTGTTGTTTGAATGCTGTTAGAATCCTCTTTAAGCATAGTTCCAATACCTGTAAGAAGCCAAGTTGAATCTACATCGAAACATCTCACTATTTTCTCCAAAAAATCATGCTTTGGCATGACATTCTTTACATATCCTCGTATATTACCTTCGCTTACGCCTAATTTCGAAGCGATTACAGTATTCTTTCCGTTGCCAAAATGTTCTACTATCTCACTTATTCTATCGTGAATTGTTGACTTCATAGCTTAATAATTTAAATTAGTCGTGACATTTCTCGATATTTTATTTGTTTATTCGTGAGAAGTCACTATATTTGCAGCGTGTTTAAGATGTAAACAGCGCGCCAAATATACAAAAAAGGCGTGTGATTAGCGAATTTTAAGGATTAAAGTAAATGAAAGCAAAAGTAATTATAGCTCAAGCAACAGCTGAGACCGCCGAAACTCTTTACGGGCTGGTCAAGAAGATGGTGGATACAACAGCAATCAAGGCTTATCCCAGTGTAGATTATCAGGCAGTTTTCTTTTCGGCTGATAGATACGACTTAGACTTTGTAAAAAAAGTATTGGCGGATAAGTGCTTTTCTTTCAAAATTGAAGATGCAGAATAATACAATAAAATAAGTGAGATTATGACACAGCAAGAATTTGAGGAAAGAACCCAATGCGCGGTAAATGCAGAAACATTTGCCATTATAGACCGGCTTTATATGGCCACAGATATGTATAAGGATGACTTCTGCAAGGAGTTTAAAGAGATGAACGACCCAACGAGCGGAGGAATCCGGCGGTCGCTCCAAGAAATCGGCATTCGCTTAGGGGTGTTGGAGGACACAAACGCCAACCTGAAGGAGTCCATGCGGCAACGTAACAGCGACCTTGCCGACTTTCTGATTGGCAAGGCACATGCGTATGACGATACCGATTTCCGCAAAGAAGCGGTAAGGCTGGCCGGTGAGGTGGAAGTGGTGAAACGAACCATCGAATTGGGGCTTCCGCTTTGGGATGAAGACAGGAAGGTTGTCCTTTCGATGATAGAAGAACAAGGCAAATAGATTGCCGGATAACTGGCAGCCCGGAAAGACGGGCAGGGGCGGCAGGCACGGCCGGAAAGTTGGTAAATAGAAAATGAGAAAGCGAAATAAGAAAGCGTAGAAAGCCGCCGGGGTTCGATTCCCCGCGCCCCACGATATAAACTTTTAAAATTTAGAGTTATGGCAAAGAATTTCAATCCGAGAACAGCAGAGAGTCTGTTCAAACAGAAGTTGCGCACGATGATAGGCAGTACGGCACATACGCAGAATATTGCCGACCAGGCGATGGAGCTGGTTGGACAATTCATGACGGAGGATGAGATAAGCAACTCGGATGCCTACCGGGTGATAGAGAATGTGAGCTGTGTGTGTGAGGAAGCGATGCAGGTGCTGGTCGAAGAACTGCAGAAAGGGACACGCCTTCATGAAATACTGACGGGTGATTAGGAAATAGCGGAAGCCGTTGAAAACCTTTGAACGAACGATAACGATTAAAAAGTATGACGATATGAGAAAGCAGATTTTGACAGATAACGAGACCAAGACCTTCTTGATGAAGACATTCGGATGCAGCCGTCAGGCTGTGTGGCAAGCACTGAATTTTGTCCGTGACAGCGATCAGGCGCGCCGGATACGCACTCTTGCCCTGAAGCGAGGCGGCAAACTGACTGACGGGAACTTCATTCCGAACTGCGAAACCACCTTCGAGGAGTGTGAGCATACCATGACCTGCACCTTCGGTCCCCGTGTAAAGCTGGTAGTCCACCGGAAGACCAACGATGTGGACGTGTACGTGGACGGAAAACGGACCGAAACCTACCAATGTGAGTTTGTATCAGACTTCATGCAGCTGCAGCACGAGACCCAACAGATGGCAGCTGCCTTATAAACAGCAATGAAATGGAGTATTATGGAAAGATATTGTGCATATCATACAAGGATTTGACCTACGATGACCGCCCGGTGATTCGGGAAGACGGAAAGGCCGACTACAGCAAGAGCCGTGCGCTGCGAGGACATCATCCCTCCATGCTTTCCATGGAAGAACTTGCTCCCATCATGTCGGTACCCAATTACAAGAAGCTGGCGGCCAGGAAAGAAATCAACGTAGTGCGACAAGGCAAGGGGCTTGGAAGTTATGCACTGATAGAGATTGCCACCATGCCCCTGCGATTTCAGGAACGGATAAAATTAAAATACGGAGAAATGAAAGAAGATATTTTGAGAAACTGGTTTATCGGTCATTACCACATCGATGCGAAAGCCCGGGAATTCTACACCCGGTTCCGCTTTGACAACGGCGACACCCTGCCGCCGGAACACATCCAGGAATATACGGTGAACGCTTCGGTCATTGAAGCCGTGCTTCGTGCGATGGACGATGCCACCTTTATGCGCAAGGCCATGAAGGCCGGTCCGGTGAACTGGGGCGAGCTGGCAGGAGCCATCAGCTACTATCAGGCAGAGTTCGGGCATACCCTGCCCGTGAGTTCCAACCGCTTCAAGAAGCGTGTGAATGACTTCAAGTCCAACGGCTATGAAAGCCTTATCAGCCGCAAGTTCATGAACCAGAACCGAAGGAAGGTGACTTATAAGATTGAAGACCTGGTCCGTGGTCTTGCCGCCCAAGCGGAGCACCCTTATGATACCGTAGTGGCAGAAATGTATAACCAGTTTGTGACAGGGAACTGCGAAGCCTACGATCCGGAAACGGGTGAAATCTTCAACCCTGAAGACTTCACTGACAAAAGCGGGAATCCGGTGGTTTTGAGCAAAGCTACGATAGCCAACATATTGAAACAGCCCAAGACCATTGCCTTGCTGGCCAAAGTTCATCAGACCCAATGGAACTTCAACAACTCCCAGCGCCCCTACCATCTGCGCAGCCTGCCGCAATATGCATTCAGCAAGATTTCCGCTGACGACCGAGACCTTCCGCGACCTATGCGCGATGGGAACTATGTGCATGCCTATTATGTAAGCGACGTGGCAAGCGGTGCCGTTGTAGGATACGCCTACAACCGGAACAAGAACAAGGACCTGTTTCTGGATTGTATGAGGAACATGTTTCAGACCATCGACCAGAACGGCTGGTATATGCCGGCACAGATAGAGGTGGAACACCATCTGGTGAACAAATTCACAGACGGCCTGATGCAAGCCGGTGTGGTTTTTCCCCTCATACACTGGTGCAACCCCGGCAACAGCCGTGAGAAACGCCAGGAGCACGTGAACCGCGGCAAGAAGTACAGCGTGGAAAAACGGACTCAGCAGAATATCGGCCGCTGGTGGGCCAAACTGGAAGCCAACCGTCCGAAAGTGGAAAAGGTATATGACGAACTGAACAACACCTATCGGGTGCCTACCTATACTTACGAGCAGCTTGTGGCTGATGATATTGCTTCCATCAAAGAATGGAACAACCAGCCGCACCCCAATCAAAAGAAATATCCTGGCATGACGCGTTGGGATGTGCTTTGTGGAACACAGAACCCGGATCTTCGTCCTTGGGATAAAGCGGTGTTGTACCGGTATATCGGTGAGCATACCGAAACGTCCATCCGGCAGAATGCCTATTTGACGGTAAACCATGAAGTATATCGTCTGTCCGACCCGAACGTAATAGACCGGTTGGAACCGCGCAACTACCAAGTGGATGCCTATTGGCTGGCAGGCGCAGACGGTAATGTGCAGGAAATTTATGTATATCAGCATGGCCGGTTAATAGACACCTGCCAGAAGGTGAAACGTTACAATGAAGCCACCGCCGAGCAGACCGAGTACGACAAGGCAGCCTATACCGAACAGGCCAAGTATGTAGCCAAGTTCGACAAGATGATGAAGGACGGAAAGATCAAGCGTGTGGGTATCCTTGCCAAAGAGGAAGCAAAGCTGATAACAGAGGTACAGGCGGAAGCCGTTCCCCTTCCTGCACAAGCCGAGGAAGAAGATTACTCAGCCTATATGGACATCAGTGCCTTCGAGCATGATGCAGTAGCCAAGATATAATTAACGACGTTAGAACGAATTTAAAACAGCATTCAAATGGAAATAACAAATGAAGTAAAGCAACGTATTGTGGCAGCGATAGCCGCCGACCGTGAAAATTATCCCAGTGACAACCGTCATGCTACGGCACTGGGCATAGCCCCCAGTGTGTACAATACCATCAAGCGGGGCAATTATGAAAAGCAGGTCAGTGATGCCAACTGGGTAGGCATAGCCCGAAGACTGGGCGTGCAACTGCGTACGGAAATGCCCTGGCAGGCAGCACAGACCCCGACCTATGTGTTTGTGAGCAAGCAGCTGGAAGTGTGCCAGGGAAGCGGGCTGAGCGCCATCCTGTGCGATATGCCCAATATCGGCAAGACTTTTACGGCCAAAGCTTACGTGAAGCAGCACAAGCACGCCGTATATGTGGACTGCAGCCAAGTGAAGACCAAGTTGAAGCTGATACGCTACATTGCCAAGGAATTCGGCGTGACCAGCAACGGACGCTACAGCGACGTGTATGAGGATCTGGTGGCTTACCTCCGCACGATAGATACGCCCCTGGTTATTCTGGATGAAGCCGGGGACCTGCAGTATGAAGCCTTCCTTGAACTGAAGGCCCTGTGGAACGCCACCGAGCGCTGCTGTGCGTGGTATATGATGGGTGCAGACGGGCTGAAGGAAAAGATCAACCGCGCCATCGAAGGCAAGAAGGTGGGTTATACCGAAATGTTGAGTCGCTACGGTGACTCCTACAGCAAGGTGACCCCGGATGATGCACAGGAACGAGAAAAATTCCTGAAGGCACAGGCTGCCATCGTGGCCAAAATCAATGCCCCGGACGGTGCCGACATTGCCAAGATTGTTCACAGCACCGGAGGCGGCTTGCGGCGCGTATATACCGAAATCGAAAAATTAAGGAGGATGCAAGCATGAAACTGAAAAGAGCCTACAGCCCCGGTGAGGTGCTGAATATGAAGATACCCCGGTATGAATTTACCGGGGCTTGGCAAGCCTCGATTGGCAACCCTGCCAAGAGCGGCGTTTGGATTATCTGGGGTGCCAGCGGGAACGGAAAGAGCAGCTTTGTGATGCAGCTGGCCAAGTACCTGTGCGGCTTCGGACGTGTCATCTATGACAGCCTGGAAGAAAGCACTGGCCTTTCGTTCCAGATGAGCCTGAAACGGCATAAGATGGACGAAGTGCGCAAGCGGTTGGTTATCCTTGACCGCGAGTCGATGGACCAGCTGGAGGAACGTCTGCAGCGCCGGGGCAGTCCCGGCATCGTGATTATCGACAGCTTCCAATACAGCGGCTTGAACTACAAGACCTACAAGGAGTTCAAGGAACGTCATCCCAAGAAACTGTTTATCTTCATCAGCCATGCCGAGGGACTTCATCCGGCAGGTAGAAGCGCCCGCAAGGTGGAATATGATGCCGATGTGAAAATCATGGTAAGCTGTTTCAAAGCCTGGTGCAAAAGCCGCTTTATGGAAAAGCCCGGTGAACCCTACGTGATATGGGAAGAAGGTGCTGCCAAAACATTGAAGGACGATAATATGGAGGATTATTTGAATGATGGAATGGGAGAATAAGCTGTACCAGATACTCCTGAAAGGACAGGAGGCGGAGGCCGTGGTGGACGATTGGGTAGAGCGTAACATACAAAGCGACCTCCGTCTGCGCAGGGCCAAGACAAAGGGACACGTAGTGATAGAAACCAGGGATGTGATGTTTGCCCGGAATATCCAGGTATGGCATCCGTCCTGCCAAATAAACATTAAAGATTTGAAGTGATGGAAAAGAAAGAAGAAAAGAAAGTGTGCTGCATCTGCGGCAAAGAGTATGAGGGCTACGGATACAATCCGTTCCCGGTGAAAGAAGAAGGCTGCTGCTGCCAATCGTGCAACTACAGTGTGGTGGTTCCAGAACGGTGGGAACGACACAAGGCTTTTCAACGTGGTGAAGTGACCGGTGCCGGGAAAGTGTACATCAGCGGAGCCATCGCGCACTATGATATGAATGAGCGCAAGGAAGCCTTCAGCCGTGCCGAGGAGAAACTGATGGCACAAGGCTATGATCCTGTAAACCCTTTCAGGAACGGATTGCCGGATGAAGCTCATTGGAGAGCCCACATGCGGGCCGACATTGCCCAGTTGCTGGCTTGTGACTATATCTATATGCTGAAGGACTGGGAACTGAGCAAGGGAGCCAAACTGGAACTTGACGTGGCCAGTTCGTGTGGCATTAAAGTGTTGTTTGAATAAAATTAGACGATATGGGAAAAATAAAAATGGAAACCGGTGTTGTGGTGATGAAGTTGACCGCTACGGTATATAGAGGAACAATTCGTGAAATCCAATCTTCACGCATAGGTTTTTGCGGGGAGTACAATAAAGAAATACTTTCTAAAATGGGTGATGAGTTCAAAAAGATATTTGCTAAGCAAATTGAGGCTGAATACAAAGGTAAATCAGTGAAGCCGGATAAGATAATTTATCGTGTCAGTACCAAATCAACGGAATGTGAAATGATTCTTAATGGTAAATGACATGGCACAGGAAGTAACCAATTTCGCCCGGTTCTACGCATTGTTCAACAAGCTGCCCTGTACAGGAGACCGGGAAGGGCTAAAGAAGCAAATCGTTCTGCAGTACACGTGGGACCGTACGGAAAGCCTCCGTGAAATGACTTCCAAGGAATATGAAGCCTGCTGCTGTGCCTTGGAGAAACTGACCGGGCAGGATGAATGGCGGCAGAAACTTCGCGAGGAACTGCGACGGAAACGCAGCGTATGTCTGAAGCTGATGCAACAGTTGGGTATAGACACCACTGACTGGAACCGGGTGAACGAATTCTGCAACAACCCTCGGATAGCCGGCAAACCCTTTGTTCAGATTAGTACAGCGGAGCTGGAACAACTGGCCATCAAACTGCGGGCTATCCAACGAAAAGGAGGTTTAACCGATAAATAGAACAATATGGATAAAAAAGCACATGAAGCGCTTGAGCGCATAAGAAAAGACGTGACTCTTACGACATCCGATCTGGAGAACCAGGATGCAGCGGAGTTTTTCAACGAGCTGGCTGACTGGGCGTATGCCAACGGGGAGGCCATGCTGATAGACGATGAACCAGAATCGCAGGATAACGAGTAGGAATAAAAACAAGTAATGAACATTCAAAATGATTTAAACATGGAAAAGAACAATCAAAGTGTGGACGTCAAGTCCCTGAGTAAAGAACAGCGAGCAGCCCTGATGGCCCAGCTGCAGCAAGAAGAGAAAGAAGACCGCATCGCCCGTCGTGAAACTTACGAGGCATTACGCGGTGAGTTTATGCACGAAGTAAAGACCAACGTCCTTGAGATGGTGAATGCCGTGACCGGGTTCCGCGGATGGCTGGAAAAAGAAGCCGATGCCTTTACCAAGGTGATGAAGGAATACGGCCAGGTGAAAAGCGACGAACAGCGCAGCTACACCATTACGGACGGAGACTTCCGGCTGGAGGTGAAAAGCAACAAGGTGAAAGGCTTCGATGAACGAGCCGACATGGCAGCCGACCGTCTGATTGACTACCTGAAGCGCTACATGCAGAACAGTGAGAAAGGTTCGGATGATCCGATGTATCAGATGGCCATGACCCTGCTGGAGCGCAACAAGATGGGCGATCTGGACTACAAGAGCATTTCGAAGCTCTACGAACTGGAAGACAAGTTCGATGAAGAGTACGCAGACATCATGCGCCTGTTCAAGGAAGCCAACGTGGTGCAGCGCAATGCCACCAACTACTACTTCAGCCGCCGTAACCCTGAAAACGGTGTATGGACCCGCATTGAACCCAGTTTCTGCCGTTTGTAACCGGAAACCGTTAACCCTGTAAACAGAAAGCGCCGCAGTTGTTATAATTGCGGCGCTTTTGTTCTTAAATTCGATGAAAATCAGCTATTTTTGTAAGAGAAAACAAGTATATGGGTAAAGGACGGGATAAAGAACTGATCAAGCTGCGTGACGAGGCACTGTGCCGTCGTTACTACTATTGGACCGAAGTGCAGCGGCTGCGGTTCGACGATGCTTTGAAAGTGTTGTCGGAGCGTGAATTCTTTATATCCGAGGAGCGTATCATGACCATCATCCGCCGGAAGACGCGGGAAGGAAGCGACCGCCCCATCCGTCCCATACCCAAGGTCAAGGCTCCTCGTCTGACCGCTGCCCAACTGGAACTTTTTCCTGCCCAGTGACTCCTCCTATACCGGCATAGCCGTCTCATCGTGCAGTGTGAACGAAAAGACCAGCTCGAACACCTTGATGCCCCCCGGCATGGCATACGAACGGCTTTTCTCGCGCACCAGCGGCGAAGCGTTGTCCGTGCATTGCAGACACTGCAGCGACTTGTAAAGTTTTCCGGCCAGTTGCATCCGTTCTCTCACCTTGTCATACGTGCCCGAGGCATAGTGCGTATCGTCGTAACAATCAACAGCCAGACGTACTGTGACCATCGATTCGCTTTTCTGTGCCCCATATCCGAGGTCGTGCCAGTCGGAACTGGTATTTCCAATCAATACACAAGGGAAGGTGACCGGGTACTGGTCTTCTTCTGCCCCCATTTCCAATTGTCCGTAGTCCTCGTCGATGAGCGAGAGTTCCGGCATTTCCTGTGCAATCTGTTCCATGATTGCGATAAAAATTTCGTCCATATCCTTAACTGTTTAAAATGTTGGTAATTTCCTGATCCACCTTCTCCCTTATGCGGCTGTTCAATTCTTCGCTTTCGCCCATGAACTGGCGCTGCGGGATGCGGATGTGCAGTTTCTTTTTCTTGGTAAGCGCCATGTTCCTCCAGAACTGCGCCTGCGGATTCAGTTCCTTCGGTTTGGTGCATCGTTTAACGCGTTTCTTTTGCCCTGTGCCGGTTTTTTGTCTTTTCCCCGAAGCCTTGTAGAACTTGGCCCATGCAAAGCGCCTCATGCGGTCTGTGACGGTGACATCGATTTCGCCGCCCCAGTTGTGGACGGGTGCATAGACCACCTCGTTGAACACCCTTACCCGGTAGTCTGCAGGTGTATATCCGACCGATTTGAAAAGATGCTTCCTGCCGGAGAGCAGCGTACCATAATTGCTGGCGGCATCGGTACCCCCCGAAGACAGCCGTTTGGATTTTGGCCAAGGGTGAAGACCGCCATTGACAAATCCACCCTGGCGGAAATTCTCCTGAAAATGGTCTTTGGCCATACGTCCGACTGTAACGGGGAGTTTGCGTCGCATGAGCGTTTCCAGCCGTTTACGCTTGGATTTTATCAAGTTATCAAAATCTTTCAAGTCCATTGTGATACCGTTTTAAAATAAATCACTATATTTGCAGCAGCTCCATAAGGAGTTAGCGTGTGCTGCGGCACGTCGCATCGCAGGGAAGTCTGTTCGCAGGCTTCCCTGTTGTCTTTTTAGTAGTAGAACTTACCATCCTTATAGAACAACCTGATTTCCCCTTTTTCATAAATCCATACTTCATCGATGTTTTGATTAGGCAAATTCCGTCTTGCCATGATAGCCCTTCTTATAAAACGGTCAGAACAGCCTTTTGTGTTCTTGATTACAATTCTGGAAGATTGCTCCAGCCCGTGAGAAATCATGCTTTTTACTTTTCTTTTGTTCCATGGCTTGATGAAGCCTTCAAATTCGTAAAACAAGCCATCCACTTCAAAATCCGGGCATTTTCTGTAATATCTGGTATCTATCAAGTTTGCGTAGATACGTTGGTAATCATCCGACAGATAGTGCAAGCGTGGTGTCATTTTGACTTGATGCCCCATTCTTGCCAATTGGAGGCAGATACGTTTCATATCCTTGTAGTCGGCCTTATCCTTATCAACCTTCGGATGTACATAAAGTACACCGCCGTTGGAGAATGATTTTTCAAGTTTAAACCCGTTTTGTGCCATCCGTTCCATACATGCCTTGATGTATGGGCAGTCGTAGCAATCCTTTGCCCGATTACTGAAGATGTGTTTCAGCTGGTCCTTGAAGCCCGGTTTATAGAAAGCACAGTGCCTGCAGTCGTTCGGGAAATAAGGATGGGAATCGGAAAAGAGGATGCCATCCGTTCCCGGGTTGTTATCCAGCCCCGGTTGCGGTTTACTATTATCGTCCTCATCCGGCAGTTGCGTCGGTTCCTCGTCGGTGGCCGTGAGGTCGCACTTGCAGTTCCATCGGTCGCCCGGCCGGTGTATGCTCCAGAACGGGTCGTCGATGGGCCGTATGGTATTCCAATACGGCCGATGATCAGCACTCGGGTGCAGGGAGGTGGAAGGCATCCATTTGAGGTTGGGCAAGACATCGCGTTCGCGGAGGAACTGCTGCCAGTCGGCTGCCTGATGTGCCCTCAGCACCGCCGTGTCATATTCAGTCTGCAGCCAGTGCCGCACCTGGTGAGATGCGATGGGTGTGACCTCCTGCACCCATTTCTCGAATGGCTTTAGAGTGCCGTTCGAATCGAATAATAACCGCGCCATATCGCGCTGCATGCGGTGAACCTTGAATGCCGCAAAGACCTCATTGTTGGTTTGCAGCTGCTGCAGGAAATCGTCCACTTGCTTCACCTCAGACTGTGCAACCCCATCGGCAGCAGCATCGTCCAGTATGCGGCAGATTTCGTGAAATAGATTCGGCTCGATTTCGCCCTCCACGTCCATTTTCTGACTGTAGATGCGCTGCAGTGCCTTGGCCAACACGTCGCTGCTGAAACTGAACGAAGTCTGTACCTCTTCCCCTTTGTTTTGGTAGAGGTCGTTCATTACCAGTCTAAAGCTGCCCCGGAATCCGGGGCTTTCACGAAAAAACCTTTGAGCCAGTTCCGGAAGTTTCTTTTCTGTTTCGGTGTCGGTTCATCATCCCGTCCCTTATCTACCGGTTCCGGTTCCTTCTTCGGGCTTGGAATCTGGTCGGCTTGTTCAGCCGTCTTTTGTTCCGCCTTCAGCTGCTCGTAATTGGCCGGTTTGTCGATACCGAATTCCTCATAGAGATAGTCGTCGTCGATGGGGATGTTGAAGTTCTTCTTCAGCTGCGTGAGGATGGATATTTTGGTACCGGCATCCGTTTCCTTCGGTTCGGGGAAACAGAACGTACCCCCTTCGGTGTTGATGCCCATGCGCAGCAGAATGTCCGTCATGTCGTAATTCAGCACGTTGAGCACGTACTTCCGGTCGGCCTCCAGTACCTTGTCCTCTACTTTCTTATGAACCGTACCCAAAGCCTGTGTGCCTTTTTCGGACGATTCGGTGGTCAGTGTATTGCCCAGAATCAGCTTGGAAATTTCGTTGTTGCACCGTTCGCATAACCGTTCGTACACATCAGCTGAACCCGTCTTGTTTCCGGCTTCCGTGAGTTTTAGTTCTGTGTCCTTGGCATGAAAGAACTGCGCCAGACTTCCGGCGTTGGCTGCATCCTCCATAGCCCGCTGTCGGGACTCGTCGTCGTCGGAGTCATAGATATATTCCTGGATAGGCATGCCGAATACCTCGGAGAACTGTGCCCAGTCGCCCGTGGTATTACGTTTGTAGATGACCCAAGGTGCAGCCTTGGCCAGCAGCCCCAAATCGGACGGAGAGCCTACAAAAAGCAAGTCGGTATATTCATCCCAGGAATGGCCGGTGATGTCTGTCTGATGCCGCAAGATGAGTTCCCTGACCGGATCCACATGCTTACGCGGTACCAGGTCGTAGTCCACCCATTCCTGCAGCTTGTAGAACTGGCAGAGCGAAAAGCCCCAGAATTTCGCATCAAGGATGTCACCCACCAGTCGGTTGAACCAGGGCGACTGAATCTGCTGGTTGATTTTATCGTCGGGCTTCCCGTCCACCCGGAACTCCATGTTGGAGCACAGCACGGCATTCCTGCGTTTTTCGAGCACACAGGAAAGGTGGGTATCCATCAGAATATCCTCGTAGAGGTCATAGAGTTTGTAACGTCGTGAGAAATCGACATTCTCGGCTGCCTTGACGGCTGCCATGTAGTCGGAAATGTCCAGCCCGAAACGTTTGGGCTGTGTGAGTACAATCACATTCGGTCTCTTCTGCCCCGGCAACGTAAAGTTTCCCCCTACGGTGATGATACCGGCTTTGTTGTTTTTTCTGTTTTTCTTTTTCATGATGCTTGCTTTTTACCAGTGGTTCGTTCGTTTGCGGTTGCTTTGAATGCGGAAATCCGACCTGCCCGCCCTTTGTTCCTCAGGCAGCAGCGGAGCCCCTTCGATTGAAATGTCCTCGTCGGCCACCGCCTTCATCCATTCCACTGCCCGTTCGTATCGGTCCTTGCGTACCTGGGAAAGTTTCTGCGGGTTGTGGATGCAGAAGATGTGATAGACCGCCATGTCAATGACCATCATCAGCACGAGCTGGTTCCGGTTCTCGCCGGTGGCAGCAAAAATCTTGTTGCAGTCGTAGCGTTTGCCCAAGTAGCATCGCATTTCGGCAATGGCCCTGTCCTCGCAAACCTCAATGACCGTTTCGTCTTCGCGCACCAGTGCGTCAAGAATGTCGCGGTGGATACTCGCATCGTAATCGGTGAGTTCTACAAATTTGCTCATAGTCCTAATATTTTAGAGTTGTCATAATCTTTTCTTGTTCCGTTTTCTTAGATCCTTCCTTGAGCGGAAAACAGGCGGTTCGATGCGCCTGATCAGCTCATCGATGATGCGGTTAGCCCCTTCGACCGCATCCGGTCCGTCGGCCGGATAGCGCATGGTCAAGGTGAACAGCTTGAACTGGTCTTCCAGTTCCTTCATGTGCGGGTTGTCCCGTTCAGCCTCGTTGAGGATAAGGTTCCCTTCGCGGTTGAGCGGTTCAAGGTTGGCCTCGATACGTGTAGCCTTGTCCGTCTTCTTCTCCTCGTCGCCCCGGATGAACAGTGCAATCTTCTGTTCCCGTCGCACCTTTGCCACCAGCGGTTTGAACACCTGCTGGAAAAAAGGGTCCTGCAGTTTGTTGTTTTCCATGTAGCAATAAACATTGGTCTTGCCCCCGACAAAATCAAGCATCCGGACATACCAGTCAATGAACTCCGCATTGAGTGCCTGCGCCAGGAAAGTCTTGATGACATAGAGCCTGGTGCCCAATTTGCCACAAAGTGAAACCGTCTTGAATGATTTTCCTTTCTTCCCCTTGCTTTCGCCCGGTGCCGGGTCGCCATACACCACGAGGAACTTGAATTTGGAGAGTGCTGGAACCTTGCCGTATGCAATGTTTTCGAATACCTCGCCCACGGAAATCGGGTTGTTGAAATATTCTCCCTGTGCCGCCTTTTTGGATATTTTGGACAGTGTGCGGTCGATGTCCTCTTCCGAGTTCTTTTCCGGCCATGTGGAAAAACCGTTTTTGTCGCGGATGTTCACGATGTCCCAGGAGTCGGCCATTTCGCCCGCCCTCACCACGCAGCAGTCCTTGGCGATGATGTTTCCGCAGAAGATGACCAGTGTAGGTTCGGAAATGGACCTTGTGGGATACAGCGCATTTTCCCACCAGTCCCAGCGCTTCTGGATGATGTCCGGGTTCTTGGTATCCTCGTCCGTATCAAAGTCATCGACCAGCAGCACGTCGGGACGTATGGCCTCGTTTCGCGAACCACGCGGAGATTGTCCGGCACCCAGTGCGCGGAAAGAGACCTTCCCTTTTGTGGTGAATTCATCCTCGGTCCATGAGCCCGGCAGTTCCTGTTTGCCGTAGTATGCCATGATGCGCCCGTTGGCTTCGAGGTTGGCCCGGTACGGATCGAGCAGGCGCACCGCATTGTCCTTGCTGTTGGAGGTCAGAATCACATTCTTTTTGCGTCCGGTCAGCGTGAGATACATGACGATGAACATGGTGACGGTGGATTTGGCCAGCTCACGGCTCCAGGAAAGCACCTCAAACCATTCGTCGTGTGCAATGATCCGCCGGATAGCCTTTTTCTGGAAGCCGGCAAATTCATATTTGGCATAATTCGGGAAAAAGAACCTGATCCATTCTATGGGATGTTTCTCCAGATATTCCCGGTGTTTTTCCCGTTCGGCTGCCGTCATGTTCCGGTCAACCGGTGTAGCCCTTGCGATGTCTTCTTTGTACTTCTCCCAATCGAGGAGAGCGAGTCTGTCAGTCTGTTTCATGGTCTGTCTCCTTTATAATTTGTCTTTAATGTACGCATCGGCCAGGCGTGTGATTTCCTTAGCCTTTTCGAGGTCGGCTGCCCGCACCCAATCGATGAACCCGGTGAGGACACTGATGATGTCGGCAATGCCCACTTCCTGCTCCATGTTGCGTATGGCTGCCGACAGTTTTCCGAGAATGTCCGCCTCCTTGGATGAGGGGAACCGTTCCCCTTCGGGCCGTTCGGCAATAGCCTTGTTTATTTCGGCCACCTGTCGGTAGAGGTTAGCCACCTGTTCCTGCCTTGTGAGCGTAAGCCCCACCTTCTGTTCCTCCCACTTCCCGGCCCGCACCCAGTTGGATACGGACACCCGTGACACGCCCACCCGGTCGGCAATTTCCTGCTGTGTGAGGTTTTCCTTGAGGTACAAAGTCTTTGCCCATTCCTTTTTCTGGGCATTCGTCAAATCTGCCATAAATCGTCCTTTTTAGTTGTAAATCACGTTACAAAATTGCATGAAAAAGCGGGGTTTGTAAAAGCGCGTACGCATGATGACGGGTTACAGCGTTATGATAACGCCAGAAAACGTTATGATGCGGACGCGGTTTCTTGTTGCCATGGGAATGTTCTATTTTCGCACCATCGAAAGGCGGGGAAACCGCTGGTAAAGACATGACGATGAGCAGATTTTTCAATATTACAACGAGTGACGACGGCACCAGTACGATATTCCTGTACGGGGACATCGGAGACTATACGGAGGTGCAAAGCGGGCGCATAGCCCAGGAACTGATGGAAGCCGAACGCGTGAGCCGGCGCATCCATGTGCGTATCAACAGCAACGGCGGGGAAGTGTACAGCGGCATTGCGATATTCAACGCCCTGCGCCATAGCCAGGCCGACATCCGCATTTATGTGGATGGCATAGCCGCCAGCATGGCCAGTGTGATAGCCCTTTGCGGCAAGCCCGTAGAAATGAGCAAATATGCCCGTCTGATGCTGCACAGTGTGAGCGGCGGGTGTTACGGCAACAAGCAGGACCTGCAGCGCTGCATGGAAGAGATAGAAAGCCTGGAGGGCAGCTTGAGCGAAATCTATGCCGAGCGGCTGGGCATGAGCCAGGAAGAAGTGAAACAGACCTATTTTGACGGCGAGGACCACTGGCTGACTGCCCAGGAAGCCCTGGGCCTCGGTTTCATAGACGGCATCTATGATGCAGACCCCGTGCCGGCCGACAGTACGCCGGCACAGATATATACTTTATTCAATAACCGGCTCATTGAGCCACAAAACAACAGAGAAGACATGAATCTGGAAGACGTAAAGAAACGCCCGCGCTTCAAGGACTGCGCGAGTGATGCGGATGTGTTCCGCCTGATGGACCAACTGGAGGAAGAGGCCGGCAAGGTACCTGTCCTTACGAAAGAGAACACCGACCTGAAGGCCAAGGTGAAGACCTACGAGGACAAGGCTGCAGCCGAAGACCTTGCCGCCCGCAAGCAGCTGCTTGACGCAGCCGAGCAAGACGGCCGCATCGATGCGACCACCCGCCCCATCTACGAAAACCTTTTGGCCAATGACCGCGAGAACGGCGAAAAGGCCCTGGCCCAACTGCCGGTGAAGCGCCGTGTGATGGAAGACCTGCACCTGGAACCGAACGGAGATGAGAGTCCCTGGGCCAAGCGCATGCGAGAAATAAAGGACAAACGTAAAAAGTGATTGAACTATGGCAATAATTGTAAGAAACACGAATTACAGCGGCGAGGTACTGGAACAGTTGCTGACGCTTGCCGCTACGAGCAATGAGATTGTGGAAAAGGGGCTGATCATGGTGATTCCCGGTGTGGAGAAGAAAATCAGCCTGCCGCGCCTGAAGACCGGCAAGATGCTTCAGAAGCGCAAGGAGAACCCCGGCGTGGAGGATTCGAAGGGCAACTTCAACTACGACGAAAAGAGCCTTGACCCGGTGGACTTCATGGCCTTTACCGTATTTAACCCCCGCACGTTCGAGAACATCTGGCGCAAATGGCAGCCGAAGGGCAACCTGGTATTCTCGGAACTTCCGCCCGAAGCGCAGAACGCCCTGCTTGCCGAGCTGGCCAAACAGGTGCAGTTTGAACTGGGTGACCACTATGTGAACGGCGAATATGGGGATGATGACGACCACCTGTTTAACGGCATCCTGACCCAGATGGCCAAGGATACTGAGGTGATTGTGGTGGACAGCGCAGAATCGACCATGCTGGGCAGACTGAAAGCCATGCGTGCGAAGATTCCCGTGGCCATCCGCAACAACCCGGACCTCCGCATCCTGATGAGTGTGAACGACTTTGACAAGTATGACGACGAGCTGACCCAGCGCGAGGCCAAGAACACGAGCGAAACCGATGTGAATGCCCGCCGCTACAAGGGCATTACCATCGAGACGCTTGCTGCCTGGCCCGATGATCTGATTGTGTGTACCCTCTGTTCGCCCGATGCCGGCGGCAACCTGTTTGCGGCTGTGAACCTGCAGGACGATGAAGACGTGATTCAGATTGACAAGATTTCGAACGCGAGCGAACTGTATTTCTTCAAGATGCTGATGAAGGCTGACACGAACATTGCCTTCGGCGAAGAAGTGGTGGTATTGGACAAGCGAAGCAACCCCGTGTTCAAGGCGAGCGAGAAGAAGATTTCAGTAAGTCCTACCAGCGTGACCCTTGAGGCAACCGGTGGCAGCGAGGAGGTGACTGTGACCGCGAGTGGAGAATATGAGATAGGCAGTGCCCCTGCCGGCTTCAAGGTGGAAGCGACGGATAATGGTGTGAAGATTTCGGCCGGTGCAAACAGTGGCAGTCAGAAAACCGGTACGCTGACCCTGACGCTCAATGCCGACCGCAGCAAGACGGCCAAGATTACCATTACCCAAAACCAGAAAGGATAAGATGATATGGCAAAGTTGAAGTATCTGGTAATTCATTGTACGGCAACCCCGGAGGGGCGTGAGGTATCATCGGCGGACATCCGGAAGTGGCACACTTCGCCCGTGAACCAGGGCGGTCGAGGCTGGAAACAGGTGGGCTATACCGACCTGTTTCATTTGCAAGGCGGAGTGGAACGTCTGGTGGACAACAACGAGGATGCGCAGGTAGATCCGTGGGAAGTGACCAACGGAGCCAAGGGGTACAACAGCGTGAGCCGCCACATTGTGTATGCCGGCGGTGTGGCCAAGGATGGCAAGACCCCGAAGGACACCCGCACCGGCTGCCAGAAAAAGGCACTGGAGAAGTATGTGAAGGACTTCCACCGCAGATTCCCTGATGTGCGCATTGTGGGACACAACGAGCTGGCGGCCAAGGCCTGCCCCAGCTTTGATGTACAGAAATGGCTGAAAGAAATAGGTATTAACCAATAATAAAAGAAACAATCAATGAAACGAATTATGCTGTTTATGATGCTGATGCTCGGTGCGGTATCGACTGTGATGGCCCAAGGGGCTGATGTTCCGGCAACGGACTATGACGCAATGATTGGCACCTTTGCCGGTTTTGCAGCCGGTGTGGTGGTGCTTACCGAAGGTTTGAAGGGCTTGTTCCCCCAGATGAAAGGCTGGGTGACGCAGCTGGTAAGCTGGTGTGTGGGCCTGGTATGCGTGATGCTGCTGTGGTGGCTTGATGCGGGGTTTGTGAGTGATGTGAGCTGGGACATTGCCTTGCTCTATGGTTTTGGTGCCTCACTTGTAGCCAATGGGGTAGCCGACACGGGACTGGTGCAATGGGTTATCGGACTATTCCGAAAGAAACGCGAGGAAGCAGAATAAAAGGTTGACTGACTAAAAAAACGGGTGGTATGGACTTTAGCGAGATCATGAACATCATTCTTAGCGGCGGCCTTGTGGGCACCGCAGCGGCCATCGGTTCCCTGCGTGCCACGGTGAGAAAAGCGAAAGCGGAAGCGATGAAGGCCGAAGCCGACGCGGAGGGTGTGCGTGTGGACAACGCGGAACATGCCACCCGCGTTTTGGTGAGCAATATTGTGGTACCCTTAAAAGAAGAACTGAATGCAACAAGAAAAGACCTGCAGGCCAACAAGCGCGAAATGGCGCGACTGCGCAAGGCCATTGACACTGCCAACAGTTGCCGTCATCATGATGACTGTCCTGTGCTTGGCGGGCTGCGCAAGCAGCAGGAAGAGCATGACGGTGGAGAAGACACAGACGGAAACGGCAAGCGCCGACAGCGCGAGCGGAAGCCGACGGGCGGGACTGGTGATGGCGGGGATACCGGCGAGTGCGGTGAAGCTGACGATACCGGCGGACAGCCTCCGTAAGCTTCCTGAAGGTGCCGTGTACCGTGGCAAGAGCGGACAGGCGAATCTGACCGTAGGCAGCGACGACAGCGGGAACATCGTGGCCGAAGCCTCGTGTGACAGTCTGCAGCAGCTGGTGCTATGGTATGAAGAAGAGCTGGCGCGCATCCGTAGCGAAACCAAGAGCGAAATTTCAAATGACGTTCAAACAGTAGAAAAACGCCTTCCGAACCGGATGCGGACGTTTATGACAGGTGTATTGGCCGGCATCTTGGCCGGTGTGTTATTAACCATGAAACTGAAAAGAAGATGAACAAGAATTTTATGTACGGCCTGGGAGCCGTGAAATACAATGACTTCGTGATAGGCTATATCGAGAAAGGCTCGTTTGACCTGAACGGCCAGAAGCCCGAAGCCGCCAAGATTGAGGCGGAACAGGCACCGGGTGCCCCCGTGCTGATCATTCCGCAGAGCAACGGCAGCATCGCCCCCACGTTCAACGTGATTCAGACGGACTACAAGAACATGCATGTCCTGCTGGGCGGCACGCTGCACTATGCGAAAGAAGACAGCCAGAAGAAGAATCCGACAGGCTGGACCGCCCCGCAGGCCGCCCTGCTGATGCAAGGTCCTTTCGAACTGGCACTGGTGAGCGGACGGAGCATCCTGATACCGAACGGCACGCTGCTGAGCAACCTGGGCGGTAAGCTGACGCTGACGGAAACGGCCAAGATAGAATGTACGCTGGAGGTGGCTATGCCGGAGGATGGTTCGCAGCCTTACGGTGTATTCGATACGGGAGCCCTGCCCGAAGAGTGGGCGCAGCACAAGCTGCCTGCAGCGGGAGCAGCGGCTGCCTCTGTACAGACATTGAACCAGAAAGGCTAACGTATGGACAACCGGCTGGAACAACTGATAGAGATGGAGTGTGCGGATGCGCTGCTGGACAGCGGCGTGTCCGTTCCTCTTAAAAGGTGGAGGATCCCGTGGCTGAAACGTCCGCTGGAGGTACGCGTGACGATGAAGCGTCCGAGGCTGCGCGGACAGATATTGTTGGCCAGGGAATACCTGAAGATGGGTGTTGAACCCGGCTGGCAGCCGAAGGACAAGACCGAGGAACTGGCCTTTGTAGCGGAACATGGCAAGGCTGTGAGCCGTTTGCTGGCCTATACGGTGTGCCGGGGCTATGTGTCGCGACATGTAGGCATTGGGGTGACGGCGTGGGTGCTTCGGAACTTTGTGGAGTGGAAGTATCTGATGGCGCTGTTCCGAACGTTTGAGCGGCTGATGGGCACGAAGGATTTTATGCGTATTATCAGCTCGGCGGCGCGGGCGAACCCGATGACTCCGAGACTGAGCCAGGCAAGGATGGGGAGTTAAGGACCCGGTATGAGGGTTCCCATAGCCCTTTCGGTTTCGTGTGGCAGATAGCATCGGCAACGGGCTGGAGTGTGGACTACATTCTGGACGGTGTGAACTACCAGACACTGATACTGATGCTGAGCGACGCGCCGCGGTATGTGCGGCAGAAGAGGGGCAGCGGTAAGTGTGACCGCCACCCGGAGCGCAGTGCCGAGGATGAAGCGAACGATATAGTAGGATTTTTTCAAAGCAAACTGGAATGAGTAAACCTGTAGAAGTTGAATTTTTGATGAAGGACAAACTTACGCCCGGCATGAATAAGGCCGAGCGTGAGGCATTGGAACTGCGTAATACCGTCAGACTGCTGGAGGCTGAACTGGAAAGGCTGCGCCTTGCCGGAGAAACAGCTGCCCCCAATCTGGACCAGAGTGCCAATATCGCGCAGATCCATGCACTGGAGAAGCAGCTTGAGGAACTGCACGCGCAGTTGAAAATGTTGCAAAACGAATCGGAATCCGTGCAGGTCACTCCTGCAGATATACCTAATGCACAGCGCCAGTTCAATGGCTTGCACAACAGTATTCAGCAGATGGCGCGTGAAATGCCTTCCTTGGCCATGGGTCTGCAGATGTTCTTCCTGGCTATCTCCAACAACCTGCCGATTTTTACGGACGAACTGGCCCGTGCCCGTAAGGAATATGATGAGCTGCAGAAGTCAGGCAAGAAAGGCACACCGGTATGGAAACAGGTCCTGTCCTCGCTCTTTTCCTGGCAGACGGCCATGACCACCGGCATCATGCTGCTGGTAATGTACGGTGATGAAATCTGGGATTGGACGAAGAGCCTGTTCGGCGCCAAAAAAGGCGTGGATGAATTCAACATATCGCTGAAGGAAATGACCGAGATAGAGAAGGACGGCCGTGCCCAGATGGTGCGTACACGCTTTGAACTGAAATCGGTCATCGATGAGATAAAGAACTTTACCGGCAGCAAGGAACAGGAAAAGGCCAAGGTGGAAGCACTGAACCGTAAATACGGAGAATCTTTCGGGTATTATAAAACACTTTCTGAATGGTATGATGCCATCATAAAAAAGAGTGAGGATTATGTACAGTCTCTCTATCTCCAAGCGAAAGTACAGAATTTAGTAAAAAAAGCGTCAGAGGTTGATGAGAAAATAGCCGAGGCAGAGGCTAAGGACGAGAGTGAATTTGATACTTGGTGGGGATATGGAGGAAAGGTTGACCGTTTCTTTTCTTCTGATCAATCCTATAAACAGAATAATAACGGACGTTGGAAAAAAAAGGAAGAAATAGAGCGGCTTAAATCAGAATATAACGGGTATATATTAGCAGCGGAGAATTTAACCAAGGAACGCTTGAAACTGGAACAGAAGTCAGGCATCGGCGGGCATATCGACCCCAATCAGTCCGGGAAGAATCCGGAAGCGGAAGCCAAGCAACGGCTTGCCACAGAGCGCAGGCTGGCGCAGGATCTTGCCGTCTTGCAGGCTGAAAACCGGAAGGAAGAGATAGACCGCATGCAAGCCGGTACCGAAAAGAAACTGGCACAAATCGAATATGACTATAACGCGAGAAAAGAAGAAATTAACCGGCAGGAAGCCGACTGGAAGCGTGAGAACAAGGAAGCCGGTCTTTCCACCGGAGATAACGGACTTACCCGGGAGCAACAGGATGCACTTGAAAAAGCCCGTGCCTCAAACACCGAGTCCCGGAAAAAAGCGGAGACGGACGTGTACAGGGAAGAGGCGGAAGCCATGCGTGACTATCTGAAGGAATACGGTACTTTCCAGCAGCAGAAACTGGCCATCGCTGAAGAATATGCCGAGAAAATCCGCAAGGCACAGTCCCAGGGAGAAAGGCTGACTTTGGAGAAGCAGCGTGATGCGGCTGTGCACAAAGTGGACATGGAAGCCCTTACCCAGAAGATAGACTGGGGAGCAGCGTTCGGGGATTTGACCGGTCTGCTTGCAGACCAGATGAAGAACCTGCTTGGCGAACTTAAACAGTATGTCAAGACGGATGAGTTCAAAAAAACGGGAGCCGCAGACCAGCAGGTCGTTTACGATGCCATTGAACGTATTCAAAGCATGCTCCCCGGTGGCAACGGGACATTGGATTTTGCCCGGCTGCAAACGCAGATGCACGCTTTGGGAGATGCCGTAACACGCGTGCAAAATGCGGAACTGCAGCAGGAAGCGGCATTCGCCCGGTTAAAAGCGGCGCAGACCGATTACAACAAGGCTCTTGAAAGCGGTAACCAGGCAGAAATAGAACGTACCAAAATCGCTCTTCAAACGGCCCAATCGTCCAGCGTTTCAGCTGACGAAGAATACCTGAACGCCACCTCTGAAATGAAGGCGCTTGCCGGGGAGGTGAAAAGTGCCTCCCAGGACACGGTTGACGGGTTGAACATGGTATCCGACGGGTTGCACGGCTTTGCGAGCGGAACCTTGCAGGGATCATTTGAAGGAATCCAGAACATGCTTACCGGTCTTTCAAAACTGAATATCGGAGGCAAGGTCGGTGATGCCATCAGTCAGATGTCCGAGACCCTGTCAAGTGCCGGAGTCATCGGGCAGATCATATCGGCCATTCTCTCCATACTGGATTTGCTGAAAGACGGTATCGGCCCGATTATCTCATCATTGATAGACACCATTTTCAATGCGATAACCGGAATACTCGACAATATCCTCAGCGGAGACCTGTTCAAACAGATAGGCGGTTCCCTTGTGAAAGGTATCGGGGGATTGCTGAATACAGTGTCTTTCGGAGGTTTCAACAAACTGTTCGGCATCGGCGGGAACGCCAAGGAAGTGCAGGCGGCTATAGACCGTCTTACGGACCGGAACGAGAAACTGCAGACTTCCATCGAAGACCTGACCGATACCATCAAGGCAAGCAAGGGGACAAAATCGGTGGAAGCTTACCGGGATGCTTACAAATACCAGAAAGAAACGAATGCAAACTATCTGCAGATAGCGAAGGAACAGGCACGCTACAGCGGAAGTCACCACAGCTGGAACTACTACTGGGGCGGTTTCAACCAGGCACAGATAGACAAACTGAGCGGACAGATTGGCCGCCAGTGGGACGGGAACCTGTGGAGCCTGAGCCCGGAGGAGATGAAGGCGCTGCGCAGCAACGTGGACATGTGGACGCAGATACAGAACACCGGTAAGGGCGGCTATGGCGGGCGACTGACCGATAAACTGGATGACTACATAGCGCAGGCCGGCAAGCTGGAGGAACTGACCGACCAGCTGTATGAAGGGCTGACGGGCATTTCATTCGACGGTATGTACAGCAGCTTCATTGACAACCTGATGAACATGAAGTATGGCGCGAAGGATGCGGCGGAGGATATATCCGAGTACTTCATGCGGGCGATGCTGAGTAACAAGATCGGTGAACTGTACAGCGAAAAACTGAAAGGCTGGTGGGAGAAGTTCGGCAAGGCGATGGAGGACAACGAACTGACCGAGGCGGAACGGAACGCGCTGACTGAAGAGTACATGCAGTATGTGGACGAAGCCCTTGCCCTGCGTGACAACCTGGCGGCAGCCACGGGCTACGACAAGACCGAAGCCGGCGGCACCAGCCAGAGTGCGAAAGCGGGCGGATTTACGGCCATGACGCAGGACCAGGGGACGAAGCTGGAGGGCATGTTCACCAGCGGGCTGCAGCACTGGAGCAGCATGGATGACCGGCTGGAAAGTGTGGCGGAGAAGATGGACACGGCCGAAGGCCATCTGGCCCGGATAGCCGAGAACACCGGTGTGAGCGCCGGACACCTGGGCGAGCTGAAGGAAGTGATAAAGAAAATGATACGTGACGGACTAAAAGTGAAGTGATATGGCTGGTATACTGAGCGGACTGGTGCTGGTGAACGGCACGGACATCTGGACGGAATACGGCGTGTTCCTGGTGGAAGACCGGCGCGGGGGCATGGAGAACCTGACGGCCATCCTGACCCCGAGCAAGGCCAAGAAGGATACGGCTGTGGACATACGGGAGGAGCACGGGGAGAAATACAGCCCCGTGCTGACCCCACGGAATGAGGCACGTGACGTGACGCTGCACTTTGCGCTGTACAACAAGACCCAGGCAGGCTGGATGAAGCAGTACTTTGCCTTTGTGAATTTCCTGAAGCAAGGGAAGGACGGCTGGCTGGAAATCCGTTTCCCCCAGCTGGACCTGCAGCTGCGGGTGAAGTATGCCGACTGTACGAAGTTCACCCCGCTGACCTATCTGTGGACGGAAGGCGTGCATGCCGGAAAGTTCCGGGTAAAGTTCCGGGAACCGAAACCGATTATATAACCATTCAAACGCTATTAGAATATGCTTCTAACGATATATGACAAAGCCGGGACCAAGCGTGCGGACGTGGCTGTGAACGACAGCTCGACGCAAAGCAAGGAGGTACAGGGAGACAATGTGCTTTCCCTGTCGTTCAGCTACTATGACTTCCTGCCCCTGGACGTGAACGACTACACGGACTATCTGGGCGAACGGTACTGGCTGACGGAGCGCTACACGCCGAAGCAGGTGAACGAGGGCGAGTGGGACTATGACCTGAAGCTGTACGGTGTGGAGAGCCTGATCAAGCGGTTCCTGGTGCTGGAGACGACGGACGGGGACACGAACCCCCTGTTTACCCTGACGGCCACGCCCCGCGAGCATGTGGCGATGGTGGTGAAAGCCATCAATGACGGCATGGGCCACATTACCGACTGGAAGACGGGTACGGTGGAAGGTACGGAGCTGATCACGATAGACTACGAGGGGATGTACTGCGACGAAGCGCTGAAAGCCATTGCGGAAAAGGCCGGCGGCAAGGTGGAATGGTGGGTTGAGGGGCAGACGGTGAACGTGTGCCGCTGTGAGCACGGGGAAGAAATCACCCTTGGCTATGGCAAGGGGCTGACCTCCCTGGAAAGAGATACGAGCAACACGGCCAAATTCTATACGCGCCTGTTCCCGGTAGGCTCGACCCGCAACATCGATGCGGAGAAATACGGCAGCCCGCGTCTGATGCTTCCCGGCGGCAGGAAGTACATCGAGCAGGGTGTGGAGGAATACGGCATCTATGACCATTACGAACAGGATGCCTTCAGCGGTATCTACCCCCACCGGGTGGGTACGGTGAGCTCGGTACGCAGCGAGGAGGTGACGGACGAGGAAGGGAACAAATTCACCGTCTATTACTTCCGGGACGGGGAACTGAACTTTGACCCCAACCTGTACGAGCTGGCCGACGAGACCAAACGTGTGTCGTTCCAGACGGGCGACCTGGCCGGGCTGGGAGAAAGCGATGACCACTACTTTAAGGTGAACTACGACAGTGCGGCAAGGGAATTTGAACTGATTACCATCTGGCCCTATGATGACGACACCCAGCTGCCGGGCGGCAAGCTGGTGCCCCGAGCAGGCGACACCTATATCCTGTGGAACATCCGGATGCCGGATGAGTATTACCGGCTGGCCGAAGAGGAGTTTGCGGTTGCGGTGGACGAGTACAACAAGGAGTACTGGCTGGACATTGCCGCCTACAAAGCCCCGACAGACCCGGTATACATCGAGGAGCACGGCATCGACCTGTTTGTGGGCCGGAGGGTGAAGCTGGAGAGCCGGAAGTATTTCCCGGAAAAAGGCTACCGTCAGAGCCGTATCACCAAAATCAGCCGCAAGGTGAACGAACCCGGGCAGATGGACATCGAGATAAGTGATGCGCTGCAGGTGGGCAAGTTCGACAAGGTGACGGACAGCATCGGTGCGCTGAAAAGCTATACGAAATCAAAGACGGAAGGCGCTGCCCTTCCGGACATCATACGAAGCTGGGACAAGACGCTGCCCACGGACAACAACCTGTTTTCCGCGCGGCGCAGCCAGAAAGAGTTTCTGAGCAAGAACCGGCCGGACACGGCCAAAGAGCCCATCCGCTTCCTGAAGGGTGTGAGCTTTGGCGAGGCTGCCGGCGGCAAGCCCTGCGGCAGCGTGGACGGTGAGGGCAATGCCGAGTATCTGACTGCCGTGATCCGCGAACTGCTGCGCAGCACGGAGTTTGTGGACGGGCTGACCGGTGAGGGCTGGCAGCTGTGGATTGACCAGCTGACGGGACTGACGAACCTGACGGTGGACAAAGTGACTGCCCGGCAAAGCTTGGTGGCGCTGGAACTGCTGATCGAGAAGGTGCGCAGCGTGTGCGGCCAGCTGGTGGTGTCCGCTGCCAACGGCAAGATCAAGGACGTGGTGAAGCAGGGCGACAACTACCGCATCGTGTTTGAGCAGGAATCAGGCTTTGTGGCCCATGACCTGATGCGCTGTGCGGTTACGGGTGGTAAGAAACTAAAAGCATACTGGGTGGAGGTGGCTTCGGTGATAGCCGGCGGGGTGATGGTTCCGGTGAGCGAGTTTGGCGGGGTGAAGCCGGAGGCAGGCGATGAGTGCGTGCTGATGGGCAACACGGAAAACCCGCTCCGGCAGAACCTTATATCCATTGCGGCCACGGAGGACGGGCAGCCCCGTATCGACATCCTGGACGGGGTGAAGGCCAAGAACTTCAACGGCTGCCTGCGCTGCCGGCTGGGCAAGCTGGACGGTATCAGGAGCAGCGCTTTCCCGGCAGACAACCAACCGAAGGGAAACGGCCTGTATGCCGACAACGTGTGGCTGAAGGGTACGTTCGTGTTGATGACGGGCGAGGACATCCTGACGCGGTTTGAGATAACCGAGGGGAAAATCCATTCAGCCGTGGAAAGCTTGCGCAAGGAAATACGCGAAGAACAGAGCTATCTGGACAACAGCAGTTTTGCCGACGGCATGGACAAATGGAAGACGGGCAGCAAGGCCACGCTGTTCACCCTGGGCGGACGCTGGATTTGGGCGAACGGCGGTCCTTACGGTACGAAGCCGGACGGGCATGCCGAGATACGGACCGACGGCAAGGTGCCTTATGCCTATATCCGGAACAGCTATATCATGCAGAAACTGGAGGACTTCCGGCTGGTACCGGAGTACCGGCAGACGAACAGCCAGGGCGAACGGGTGCCCGGCGTGGTGTATCTGTCCTTCAGCTACCGGGTCATCAAGGCCGGACGGTTGAAAATCGAATTTGTGGGTGCTGACAAGACCGGGTTTGAAAACTTCAACCTGTTCGGCCATGAAGAAGACCTGCCCGTTGGCGGCGAGAAGATGTTCACGCTGGACGGCCTTTGGAACGGTACGGGAGACTTCAAGCTGTCGTTTACGGGCGTGATTTACATTTCGCTGCTGGTATTCTCTACCAACAAGGCGGACGCACTGGCCTATAAGTACCGTACACTGTTCGAACAGAGCGACCGGCTGGTAAAGATTTCAGCGGCGGTTTTTGACAAGGACGGGGCTGCATTGAAAGAAACCGGGCTGGTGATCAAGCCGGAAGGTGCCGGGCTGTATGCCCAGGATGCCAGCGGAAAGGTGGCCCTTATCGGGGTCAGTGTGGAAGATACAGACGAATACGGCAAGCCCGTGAGCAAAATCAAGCTGACAGCCGACCACATACAGCTGGAGGGACTGGTGACAGCCAACGGCAATTTCAAGATACTGGAAGACGGGAGCATGGAATGCCGGAATGCATCTGTATATGGAAAAATATTTGTTGAGGACGGAGGAAAGGTAGGAACATTTACAGTTGAAAGGAATTGCATGCTTTGGAGTAATGGAGATGCTGAAATTCGATTGGGATATGACGGCTATTGGACCGGAGATACCTGCATCTATGCTAAGGCAAACAATTTTAGTAATGCAATCATGGGTATTGCTCCATTTGGTGGAGCAGGTATTTATGGAAGTTGTCGTGAGAAGCCTACTTATCCTGACACATTAACATTTTCAGCAGGATATTTCGATGGCGATGTGTTGGTGCATTCCGGGAATATTTTGGTGAGTGGTGGTGTGGTACAAGCTGATAAAATGCTTCCTCAAAATGGTTGGTCTGGGCGATTCAAGGGTAAAACAGTAGAAGTACAGAATGGAATTATCATTAACGTGTCATAAAAATGAATAGTTATGAAGGTGAATTTTAACAAGACGTTTAAGGATTATAGAGGGAATGACCTCATAGTCGGTGGAAAAGTCCAGCTGATGACAGATATTATAGCCCAATGCCTTTTTAATGGGGAAGGTGCTCGATCATCCGGTGATTCTAATAAGGATAGCAGCCGTAAAATCCATTCGTATGAATTGTGCATGCGTCTCATACAGGCAAACGGGGATTTATCCATTAGTGCTGAGGATGCTATACTTATAAAAGAGTCTGTAATCGGGCTAACCCCAGGATGTTATTCACAGATCGTAAAATTGATAGATGAATAGATTTATGGCAGAAATGACGCAAGAAGAAATGGTTCAGGAAGTGCTGGACCGTGTACTCCAGTCCTCTATCGGTGTGGAGGATCTGGAAACCGTCACCTCGCTGAGCGGTGTGAAATCACTGCCCGGTGAGAAGGACGGGAAAATGGTGAACGTCCCCCTGGAACTGATAGGTAAGCCTGCGAGCGATGCCGCCGCCCGAGCCGAGGCTGCCGCCAAGAAAGCGGAAGGAGCCGTAGCCGGGCTGGAGGAAAAGACCCAGGCCGCCACGGAAGCCGCAACCAAGGCCAACGAAGCGGCAGCCAAGGCAGAAAATGCCGCTGCCAAGGTGGAACAGACTACGGCAGCAGCCGTCGGCGGAGCTACCGCACGCTTTTCCTCATGGATGGAAACAGGCAATGTCTTGCCTGACAAGAGTACCAAGCCGGGCGGCAACGTGGTGTATGTGGCCGGTGCCGGGAAATTTGCCTACCACATGGACTCCACCCTGTACGGGGACTGGGACGTGGCGGGAGTACCCCCTGCCGGCATGTTCATGAATGCGGACCGGACAGCCATCCTGCCGGACAAGCTTTACCTGCTGGGCGATGCCATATATACCGGCACGGGAGGCGCTCTGAAACTTTTGGCCTACCGGCATGAGGTGATGAGCGAGGAAGCCTATGAGGCACTGCAGGACAAGGATGCGAATACGCTGTATCTGATTTATGAGGAGGAGTGACGATGATAACCATAGGCGGTAAGGAAATAACGGCTGCGTATGTGGGAAAACGTGCCCTGTCGGCTGTCTATGCCGGGGCAAGGCTGGTATGGTCCGCAATCAGCAGCTGTTTCGGACTTGGATACTGGAAAGGCGACGAGCCGTGGAACGGGTCGGACGCATGGAACGGTAGCAGTAAAACTGATAAATGAATGATTATTATAAAAGGACAGTATTATGGCAAAAAGGAAAATAAGCGGAATCATCAATGCGACTGAACATCCGATGAATCTTGAAACACCATGGAACCAGAAACAGCCGGACGGCACCTATCATGCCTATGCCGGGGACGATGTAGAAGCGTTTCTGAAGAAAGAGCTGTCAAACCGTACCCCAACCGAGGAACTGGTGAGCGGCGAGACGAAGCCCCCTACATCCGGAACGGTGTTTGATGCAATGGTGGGTACGGTGACGGACGTGGATGTGCAGGACAGTGAGGACGGCACCCAGTATGTGATGACCGTCAAGCAGAAGGATAACCAGGGCGGCGAGAGCTCGAAGGAAGTGCGCTTTTCCAAGTACACGGATGACGACAAGGTGGTGGTGAACATCGACCTGACAGACAGCGGCGGCGCGGGACTTCCCTCCCAGCAGTACCTGGCACTGGGAAGCGGCTTTGTGGTGAAATACTCCGTGGGCGTGGGTACTGCCGGTGGCGGTACGGTGGACGGCTACAGCGACCTGAAAGCCCGCGTGATTGTGAAACGCGGTTCGACCGTGATCAGTGAGTTCCAGGATGCGGAATTTGTGGGTGTGACAGCCGGACAGAGCTACACCTTTGACGCATCGCCCTACCTGAAGGATGCCACCGCCTATACCGTGCAGGTGGAGGCGCAGGCTACCTACCAGGGCGGCACGCTAATTAAGACAGCCACGGCCAAGGTGACCATGGTGGCCATGACGCTGGAGACGACCTACTCGGTGGGCAACGGGCTGGCCGACGGCGGATACCGGAACGACGTGAACATCCCCTTTACGGCCAAGGGTACGAGCGGCGAGAAGAACATCTACTACCGTGTGAACGGCAGCCAGGCTTTTACCCTCGGTCTTTCTGCCGGCAGCGGGGTGCAGCAGAAGAACGTGACCATCCCCCTGACGCAGATGCAGGAAGGTACGAACGTGGTGGAAGCCTACGCACAGCATGAGAACTCCGGTGTGGTGAGCCGGGTGCATTACATTACGCTACTGAAGGCAGGCGGCGGTGTGACGGCCTATGCCGGCATGATGTTCAGCCACCGGGCTGCGGGATTCCAGCTCGACTGGAAACGCCCGGTGCTGGAGGCAGAGCAATTTACGGCATGGAGCTTTTCGTATGCCGGCTATGACCGCGATGCGTACACGGCCCGCGTGAAAGTAACGAATCAGGGCAGTGTGGTGAAGGAAGACCTGCTGCAGCGCGGCGAGACCGGCAGCTACGGGCGGACGAACGTAAATGTGGAACCGCTGGACTACCGCGTGTCGTGCGGTGATGCCGTGCTTGAGGTGAAGGTGAACACGACATCGCACCCCGACATTGAAGCTACGCTGGCACCGGATGCCGTGTGTACGTTTGATGCCTTCGGGCGCAGCAACACGGAAAACAACCCGGCAAGCTGGGTGAGCGGTGACAAGCGGATGGAGTTCCGGGACGTGCTGTGGAGCGTGAACGAATACGGGGCAGGTAGCGGCTGGCACAAGGACCGCCTGCTGCTGGCCGGCGGTGCTGGCATGACCCTGACCGCCGACGGCGGTTATCGTCCCTTCAACGAGGCGGACAAACCCGAGGGATTTGCCATCCGTGACGTGGGCATGACGCTGGAGATAGAATACAGTACGGCCAACGTGACGGACACGAATGCCGAGCTGATCACCTGCCTGGGGCAGCTGGACAACGGCAACCGGTACGGGCTGATTGTGACCCCGGAAGAGGCCAAGTTCCTGACCGGTGTGGTGACCGAGGCGATGGATGCCGGACAGGTGCTGCGCTATGAGGACTCGGTGGGTACGAAGTTCCAGCCGGGCACGAACATCCGCATTACCTATGTGTTCTACCCGAACGTGCAAACGAACGAACAGCGCACGCTGATCGGCTTCTATGTGAACGGTGAGGAAAGTGCCGCCTCGAAGTGGCTGGACAAGGTGAACTTCAACATCCAGAGCCAGCTGGAGTTCAAGTCAACGGGTGCGGACCTGAACGTGAAGAGCGTGCGCATCTACAACAAGGCGCTGACCTCGGACGAGGTGCTGAACAACTATATCGTGGACCGCAACCACCTGGAAGATGCCGACGGGGAACCGGGCGTGCGCTCTCTGGATGAGGACAACCGCGTGCTGAACGAGGGGGACACGGTGAGCATGGAGAAGCTGATGGGACTGATGAAGAAGCGCCGGAACTCGATCCTGGTACTGATAGGTACGGGCAGCGTGGGCAGTGAGGTGCCGAGCGAGAGCGACACGCTGAACGTGATGGATGCGCTGGCCCAGCTGAACAACAAGAAGGCCAACAAGCTGTGCCGGGAAGTGAGATTCTACAACGGCGAGAACCGGGCGCTGGACTGGATAGCCCGTGACATTTATCTGCGTATTCAGGGTACCAGCTCGGTGAACTATGCCCGCAAGAACCTGCGCTTCTACTTCCAGAAGACAGCCAGCGGATATACGGCACGGATGACCTACGGCGAGATAGACGGCAACGGGCAGCAGAGCAACCCGACAGCTACAGAGGGCAAGAAGAACCTGTTCCGGCTGCGGGGCAACTCGGTGGGCGCAAAACTTGCCTGTGCGAAATGTGACTTTTCAGACTCCTCCATGACGACCAACACGGGCGGTGCGAAGTTCATTCATGACGGCATGAAGGAAATGGGCATTCTGACCCCTGCCCAACAGTATGCCGCCGACCATGCAGATACGTGCAAGGAAGATATACGCTCGGCCATTGACGGCTTGCCCTGTGACCTGTTTGTGGCCAAGAGTGTGGACGAGGACCTGACCTATTACGGCCAGTATAACATGAACAACGAGAAGTCCGACTCCTATCCGATATTCGGCCAGGACAAGACTATCGGCGGCGAGCAGTGGGGAACCGGCGACACCCTGAACTACCTGCAGGCGAACGGCGACCAGCCGAAGGAATACCTGCCCATCTGCATCGAGACGCTGAACAACTCGAATGACCTGTGCCTGTTCCGCTGGCTGCCGTCCACGGAGCCCGACCATACGGACTTCATGGATTTCAACTTTGACGGCGGTTTCGAATTCAACCATCCGAAAGACGTGTTCTGGAACGATGGCGGTGGGGATGCCGAAGAAGAACCGAACATCAAGGAACACTTGGGCACCGGTGACAAGTATGACAAGATGTACAAGGCCCTGGACCGCATGATGAGTTTCCTTTACAGATGTGTGAAGGAAACGCCTGCAGGCAAGGGCATGACCTATAACAAGGAGTCGCACACGTTTGACGGGGTGGACTATGAGGATGACGGAAACAAGTTCCCGACCGCGAAATGGGTGAGCCCGACCTTCAGGAAGGAAGCCGGGAAGTATTTCAACCTGCCCAACCTGGCTGCCTACTACCTGTATGTACAGTTCAACCTGGGCGTGGACCAGCTGGCAAAAAACATGCTGGTGCGGACGTGGGACGGCGTGATGTGGTGGATAACCTATTACGATGGTGACTGCCAGCTGGGTTCGGACAACAAGTCGTTCCTGACCGGGAAGTATGACGACAACCGGCAGACGAAGCGCGACGGGGCCTATGTGATGCAGGGGCACAACAGCTGGCTGTGGAACCTGATACTGGGCAACATGGGCAATCTGCTGGAGGAAGTGATGACCAAGGGCGTGAACGGCGGTACCAGCTTCATGAGTGCCTTCAGTATCCAGAAAGCCATTGACCACTTCGATACCGAGCAGATGAAGAAGTGGTGCTCGCGCCTGTATAACAAGTCCGGCATATTCAAGTATGTGTATCCGTTCCTGAACGAAATGCCGGTGGGTGCGGACGGTGCGAAACAGACCTATCCGCAGATCTACGGTCTGAAGGGTTCGCTGAAAGCGCACCGGAACTATTTCATTCAGCGCCGGTACGACCTGAAGCAGGTGGAGTACGGCTATGTATCTACGCTGGGTGCCCAGTTCTACCAGAGTACGGCATCGCTGGACAAGGCTTATAAACTGAAACCGATGCAGTACCGGCTGACCATCCCTTACCGTGTGCAATTGTCCACCAGCAATGGCGTACAGGCTGACAGCGGTGTGGTGGACGCGGACGTGCTCCACTCCCTGCAGCTGACCCGTGCCTTCGGTGAGAACGACCCGCTGAAGATAGTGGGTGCGGGCAAAATCAAGGAATTGGTGTGGCATGAGGATGCGTTCGCCATCGGCTTCAACTTCGGTCTGCTGACCTCGTTGGTCAAACTGGACATGAGCGTGGAGAAAGCCAGCGGGTACCGGAACGGCTCGTTCATGGCCTCGACCAACGGGATGCTGCTTCTGGAAGAAGTGAACATGCGGAATAACCTGCTGGCCCGGAACGGGGACAACGGAAACGTGGCCACCCTGGATTTGAGCTGGCAGGGGCGGCTGAAGAAACTGGACGTAAGAGGTACGGGACTGACCCGCGTGAAGCTGGCTACCGGTGCGCCCGTTGTGCAGTTATGCCTGCCGGACACGATTGAGGAACTGTTCCTGGAGTATCTGACCAAGCTGCAGGACAGCGGATTGATACTGGAAGGCATCAACAACGTGCGGGGCTACCGCTACACCAACTGCCCCGGCATCGACGGGTTTGCCATGCTGGAACGCCTGCACCAGGCCAAACTGAACGGCAGCGGCAAGCTGGAGCGCTTTGTGCTGGAGATAGACCGGGAAGACGACGGAAGCCTGCTGAAGAAGTATTTTGACTACGGAACGTACACGCAGACGGGTGCCGTGGATGACAGGCATTCGGGACTGAGGGGCAAGCTGACCCTGACGAAGTATCTGGCTGATGAGGAATTGGAGAAGTATGCCGCCCGTTATCCGGAACTGACCATCAAGCAGCCGCCCTATACGATGATTGAGTTTGACGACAGTGTGGCCGACGATGCCAACATTTCGAACCTGGACAACAAGACGGGGTACAAATACGGAAATACGTACAAAATGAGCGGGCATGTGAATGCCATCCTGTCCAAGCGCCACCGCGTACTGGCCAAGGTGACCAAGATGCCAACGAGCCGGAAGGTGGAGATAGCCGGGCAGCAGGTGGAAGTGAACAACCCGGACGGGGAGATGACCTATTTCCCCCTGCATGACGAAAGCTCGAACTTCTATGCCGATGCGGAGGATATGAACGACTGTACGGTGGCGAAGCTGGACGGCAGCGAGGGAGACTGGATGATGTATGAACCGTTCTACTGGAGCAAGGGTATCAACGATTATTTGAACAACAAGAAGTATGCCTGCTACAGCAGTTATCCGGAGGACGAAATGCCCCCGATTCCGGAGGCGACAGTACTGACGCTGGATGCCATCAAGGAAACGCAGGGCGGCTGGCTGGGTGAACGCAAGATCATGAGCGGAAAGCCCACGCTGAAGGAATCCTATACGACGGACAAGGCCTATTCGGTATGTAAGGTGGACGTAGCCGGTTACAAGCGCGTGCGCTTCCCGAGCGTTCCAGGAACGGGGCTTATCGGCAGTGTGTTTGTGGATGATGCAGGAAACATCCTGAAGAGTATCGTGGTGCCGACCATCGGCTTGAAGTTTGAGGCCGGCATGTATCTGATAGCAGACGTTCCGGAGCGTGCGACCGCTCTGCATTTCTCCATTCTGAACACGGCTGAGTTTGACTGCGTGGTACTGAGCAACAGCGACAAGATAGAGGACATGGAACCGGATTGGGTGCCCAATGAGGAGCATCTGTGTGCCGTTGTGGGCAGTTCTGTAGTGGGCAGCAAGTTGCGCGCCTGCATAACCGGCGGCTCGACCACTGCCAGCATGACGTGGACGGACTTCCACTATTACAGCCAGCAGCGTGGCATGCAGCAGATAGACTCGCTGATGCACAGCCGCATCGCGAATCTGAGCTATGCACGGTACGGGCGCAGGGACATGCAGGAACAGTGCGGTGCCGGACAGCATACCAACAACCGAACAACAGGCGGAACGGCAGAGCATGGGATGACAGACACCATAGGCTACGATGAAGCGTATGCCATCAACAACAAAATTACGAATTCGCTGGTTGACGACCTGGTGCACCAGTTTGCCTGGTATAAGAGCCGGGACGAATACGGGCAGGCGACCGTGGTGCAGGTGAACAATATCTGCTGCCTGGGCTATGAGGACATCTACGGCAACAAGTATGACATGATGGACGGCGTGGATCTGCCGAACAACAGCGGCAACGTGGGCAAATGGCGCATCTGGATGCCGGACGGCACGGTGCGCTGGGTGCAGGGCAAAACGGCCAGTGACCAATGGATAACAGGCGTGGCACACGGCAAGTATATGGACATGGTTCCGGTGGGTAATCTGAACGGATCTTCTTCTACCTACTATTCCGATAAGTATTGGATAAGCACCGCCACAGTCCTGTCTCTTATACACATCTCCGAGCCCACGAGACCGGAGCCTATCT